ATGTATTTAATACATAAAGGACATAAAGCTTGCTCAAGTTGCTCAAAAACGTCATCTGGATAATTATTCCAAGTCATGACCCAATTTTTAGCTTGAAAGTTACAGGATATAGGCGGGGTTTGTTTATTACCCCCGCCTTGCTCAATTTGCTCAAAACTCATAGGATATACACTCTTGTAGAAAAAAGTAAAACCTGTTTAAATTTCGCGATTTTTAAACCACATCTAAGATACCCTGTTTCACGCCAACGGACAACCGCCGAGCGTAGCGAGGTTGTTGCTCCGCACTTCCGCGTGAATAGCAACAATGATTTACAAAATAACCCGTAGATTCTGCCCGTTAGGGGGCACCCAGAGGCGAAGCCTCTGCCCGAAGGGGGAGGCAAATCTAGTAGGGGTATTACTTTTGAAATCACCGTTTGGTGTAGACAATGGAATGGGTCCGCTTACATCCCTGCCACTCACTTGATACCAGTCCCGAAGGGGCTGTATGTCAATAAGAATAATTTCTCTGAAATTATTTTCTAAGCCCTAATATAACAAATGCCAATAGTTCCGCCGTGGGCACCCCGAGGTTCTGGATTACGTAAGCGTAAGCCAAAAGGACGTAAAAGACGTCAAGTCCGAGCTAATCGTAAGATTTCTTATCTTAAGAAGACCGATATGGGTCGTATTGCTCTTGAAGCAGCTTTAGCGTTGAAGACGTTAAAGCAACACGAGCCAGCAGTAGAGAATGTAGATACTTGGCACACTATCAATAGCAATCCTGCGTTGCTAGACAGAGCTATCGTAGTCCATCCATATTATTTGGATAGGTCATCTACCTCTACAGAGCTAGACCGAGAAACTAATCAGATTTATATGTTTAATTGCCGAGGTGAATTTGAAGTGAAACCACTTCGCTCTAATTGTGAAACTTATCAGTTAAGATTTATTATGGGTTGGTCTAAGGGCAACCCAGATGCTTCATCACCAGTAACACCTAAACAAGGAGCTCAAGGTCTTAAACTAAGTTCTTTGCTCCCTACAGAAGAGGACACTCTTGATCCAGACCATTACAAAGTTCTGACGGATAGCATATTTAATCATAAGCCCTATCAGATATATAATAATTATGTTCATCCCTCGGCAGGAGCCGCTATATCTGGCACAGAGCAATTTGTCTCTCAGGCAAATTGGACGCCATTCAAAAAGAAATTTAATTTTAAATTTAATCGCAAAGTCGTTTATGACGGAGGCGATGGAGACGATGCCTTAGGCTGGATTCCATTCGTCGCGATGATGTTGTATCAGCAACACGATGCCGTATCATCTTATACAGGCCATTCAGGCACAGCCTATCCCTCTCCAGTATGTCGTCTTGACCAGCATACCTTTTTCAAGGATGTGTAGTCATAGAGTCATCATCACTAGAATCAGTTATGTCGTAATTTGTAGTATCTCTAAGATTTCTAATTACCCATCTATCCCGTGATAATTTACTTATGCTCGGAGGTTCATTAGCGAAGCAGATAATATGCGGTTTGTTAAACCTCACCATACCGCTCTCGTATTTCCCCGAGAAGAATTTACCATCTTTAATTTTCTCAATAGACGTATAGGACACGTATTCGGGCCCTATACTCCTAGGTATGTCGTATATGACAATAGGAGGACATTCCCCGTGTTTTTCAACCAATGTAGCGATTCCACATAAGACGTCGGCTCCTTTGCCTGACACTTCTGTCGCTTCTAATTGGTCTATCATATAAGTAGTAAGTATACTTTTGCCCCAGTTCCCCTGTGTTTCATAAAACCAGTAAATTTTACGTCCAAAAAGTGGGTCTTCCCGCTCGGTAAATAGTGAAGCTATTTCTCGTTGTTCAGGACGTAGCATTTCTATTGTAACCTTGGCTAATGCCATAGGTATTTTAACGTTAGTTATGTAGTTGCCATCTTTGGCGCAGTATTTTTGGTCGTTCCAGCGACCCTTCATCTTGTCTAGGTAAAACGTAGTGTTAAAGAGTTTGTAGATTGTGCCCTGTCGCATCTTGGATTTAAGGACGAATGCTCCTTGGATATGTGGAGTGCCTTGCTCTCCTATCTCTTTACCGAAAATGTATTTAATACATAAAGGACATAAAGCTTGCTCAAGTTGCTCAAAAACGTCATCTGGATAATTATTCCAAGTCATGACCCAATTTTTAGCTTGAAAGTTACAGGATATAGGCGGGGTTTGT